TCATCGGGCGACTCTGCTCAGATTGGCTCATCGGGCTACTCTGCTCAGATTGGCTCATCGGGCAACTATGCTAAGATTGGCTCATCGGGCTACTCTGCTCAGATTGGCTCATCGGGCGACTATGCTCAGATTGGCTCATCGGGTGACTATGCTCAGATTGGCTCATCGGGCGACTCTGCTCAGATTGGCTCATCGGGCTACTATGCTAAGATTGGCTCATCGGGCTACTATGCTAAGATTGATAGCACTGGAGAAGATTCCGTTATCATGTGTGCTGGCAACAGTTCAATAGCAAAAGCAAAGGTAGGCTCATGGATAACGCTGGCAGAATGGAAATGGAGCGATGAAAAGAAACGTGATGTTCCAGTATGTGTTAAGACTGAGTACGTTGATGGAGAGAATATCAAGGCTGATACTTGGTATCAACTTAAAAACAGAAAGTTTGTTGAAGTAACTAAGTAACTAACCACCCTCTCCTGTAAAATGGAGAGGGTAAAAAGAAGAGAATATGGCAGAGATTATTTACTTTGGAACAAATGGGTGTTACGGTCATTATCCTATCGGAATTGACAAAACGCTGACAGGGGCAGAGTGTGAGATATGGCGTGAATGCGATAATGAAACTTGGATAGATAATATCCGAAAGAATCCTGGTCGCCATCTCATCAAGCATCACGGAGAGGTTTATACTAATTATGGTGTTCCGTTCTCTGTAGATGACGACAGAGGTGGTAGTCATACCGAACTATTTTGGAAAGGCATTCATTCGGAAGAAGAAATTGTCAACTTGATAAAGAATGATTCATTTTTATCAAAACAGTTTAAATTAAATGAGGATAAGTAAAGTTAAATGCAATATGGCACAAGAAGGATGGATATGCCCTAGATGTGGAAAGGTAAACGCACCTTGGGTAATGCAATGTTCCTGTAATAGGAACACTCAAATATTACCTAAAGTTGGTGCTCCTTACTATGAAGGAGACCAAGCAACGTGTAATACAAAGGAGGATAAGCAATGAGTAAAGTAACTGCAATTAATATAATTATTAAAAAGAAAAATCTATTAAGAAAGTATAAAGAGGGATGTGTTTCTTCCATTAGTATTGATGACATTCTTGTGTGGTTGAACGACATTCAAAAAGAGTTGGAGGATTGAATTATGGATATAAAGAATCTTAAAAAAATTATGCCTATTCTGCAGGCTATTGTAGATGGCAAAACGATACAACATAAAACAATTAATAGAGAATGGTATGATACTAACGTAGCTAGTTTAGACCATTTAGTAACTTATTATAAGGATTACCGCATCAAGCCAGAGCCAACCTATAGACCTTTCAAGGATGCAGAAGAGTGCTGGGCAGAAATGCAAAAGCATCAACCGTTTGGGTGGGTAAAAGACAGAAATGGTAGTAAATTCGTAATTGAAAATGTAGATTCAGGAGGTTTTGTCGAAGTTTATGATGATGGTACATGTTCTTTTAAAGAAGTGTTTGAAAATCGCACCTTTGCCGACGGAACTCCATTCGGTGTAAAAGTGGAGAACTAACGTATGATATTATATCAGATTTGGTGTAAACGTACTTATGTTAGTGGCGGTTTCTGTTAAGGCGAAGATGAGCCAACACAACTAATATTTACTACATTAGATAAGGCACGTTCAAAAATACCAAAAGACCATTATAGTAGAGAAAATGGTTCACGTGAATATCACATTGAAAAAATTGAAATTGAATAAATAGTTATGGCAAGAGAATTTGAAGTAAATATTAGAGTTACTATTGACTCTAAGTGCAAAGATAGTGACGATGATATTATAGAAGAACTTATGTGTGGAGCAGATAAATATTTCTATCCATATTGTTGTAATAATGAACATATAGAGCATACTAATAGTACTGCTCACAAAATTAAATAAAAATGAGAAGTATTTTGTTTAAAGCAAAGAAACTGAGTGATGGTAAATGGGTGAAAGGTTCTCTGGTAAAGACGCCTTTCGGAACATTTATTGAATGGTATGAGGATTCTATCTGTAACAAGAGAGAAGTTGATACAGATACTGTTTGTCAGTCCACAGGACTGAAAGATTGCGAGGGCAAAGAAATTTGGGAAGGTGATATAGTGCATGACAGTTATGACCTTTTATGTATAGACAATCTCTATGAGGTAGTTTATATTGAAGAAGAAGGAACGTTTGCCTTCAAGAGTTTAGATAAAGTTGACAATTACGAGCCGTTTGTTAATTTATTTGAAGTTTATGTTGTTGGCAACAAATTCGATGAGGAGGAGTAGCGTATGAAGAAGATTATATTATTATTTGTATCGGTTATATTCCTGCTCGTTTCTTGCAACGAGAACAAAGGAATTAATGTTCCAACACAAGACTCTATTAATGAAATTAAAGTAGAGAAGCTATTTGTTGTGGATGGTATAACCGTATATCGTTTCTATGATGGTGGCAGAGTTGTTTATTTTACCAACAAAAAGGGAGAGGTAAAGGCTCGTCATGACGAATATGACCCTGCAACAAAAACCATAAGAACAAAGGTAGTAGAAACTTTATGTAATGAAGAATAGTTATGACTAAACCTTACAGAATCAAGCATAAGGCTAGTGGGTTATACTATCAGCCTTCAAGAAATCATAGTAATCTTTCCAAGAATGGCAAGGTGTACATGACAAATAACTCACTATTGATGATAAATAATAGCTATGATTATATAGCTATTAGTGTTAGAAAAGGCACGAAGGTACATGATATTTTAGAAAAGGAAATGCCCTTAAAAGGCGTAGAACGTTCCTATGGTGCAGAAGTTTGTTATCGTGTTCCAAAGAGTGAATTTGAAAAAGAAAATTTGTAGCGTATGAAAACAGAAAATATCAAGTTCAAGGCTAAACGTCTTGACAACGGAGAATGGATTGTTGGTAGCATAATCAGAAGTACTGCTGGAGTAAAAGAAAGAGCCTACATAGTAGATAACTTTAGTAGTATGAGTGATTATAGTGTTGTTGGTGTTGACCCTTCTACCGTCTGCATGTTCACAGGACTGACAGACAAGAACGGAGCACCTATCTATGAGGGGGATATAGTTATGCACAAAGATAACAATGCGGAAAGAAGAGGTGATATTAATTGGGATAGTAAAGCTGCTGCTTTCTACTTTGGTCAAGATTTCTTAGTTCACTACCATTCTGAAGATATGGTAGTTGTCGGCAACAAATTCAATAAGTAGCGTATGAAGAATAAGATATTAAACTTAATCAATTCAGCCGTTTGGTTTGTCTTGTGTTTGTTTGTAGGAGCATTGATTTTTGAGGGCATTCGCTCGTTGGCTAATAGCAATGCACCTGCAAAGAAGATTGGTATGTCAGTATTCACTGAGGAAGGACACGATTATCTGGTTGTGGACACGAAACATGGTGTTTGCGTTGTTCACGCAGAGAGCTGCCCTTGTCATAAAAATAAGTAGTTATGGACAAAACAAAATTACATTCATCATTACTCTTCCTGATGCTAAAACTGGAAGAGGCAAAGAGCAACCCGATGTCTGACAAGAACTTTGTTGCTGCATTGACGGAAGTGCTCAGATATTTCCGTGACAACGGAGAGTTGAAGAAAGCCTATGAAATCCAAAAGGATTCATTGGCAGACATGGCTAATGGTTCTTGGGTGAAAGCACTAAAGGACTATGTTTACTCAAAATGTCAGGAAGACGGAGTTGATGTAAAGTTACCTGATATAGATGAACTTATTAAGAAACTAGCTTCTGATGAGTTCATCGAAAAGAAAATCAATGATATTCTTGGAGATAACAATGTGGACGGAAAGGAGGAATAGCTTATGTGTGAATTGTTATTTGACATTTTTCTTTTTTCTTGTACGACTGCTATAGGGTTTATAATAGGATATTATTCACGAAAGTAAAATAGATTATGAAAATAGAAATTAAAAGAGTAACAGACTGGCAGCGTGTTGTGGATGCTGCTCGGTTCACACAAGGCAAGGAACCGCTGGGACATGAGCCTAGCGATGAGTTCAAGAAACAGATGATTCTCAGCGAGCATTCTCCGCTCAGGGAATTGGAGTTCGATATTAAGATGTATGGTATACCATATTGGGTGAGTAACCATTTTGTTCGCCATGTTCATGCTCAGCCATTCGTTTCCACATCTAGACCAGATATTACTGGCTCCAAGGTATCTCGTCACGATATGCGTCAGGATGATTTGGTCAACTTGCAACTATCCCTCAACGCTCAGGAGATTATCAATATCTCGAAGTTGAGACTCTGCAACAAGGCATCAAATGAGACAAGAGAGGTGTGGTACTTTGTTATTGATGAATTGGCACGTATCGAACCTTTGCTTGCATCCGCTTGCGTTCCTCAATGTGTATATAGAGGTTTCTGCCCTGAGCCGAAATCATGCGGAAGAACTAAAAGCAACATATTTTCAGTCATAAGAAAATACTACAAAAATCTCGAAACATATTAAAGTAACCAATGAAATATCCAAAATTTAACGTCAATGAATTTGTCGGTGGGCACTTTGAGTACACCACTCCCTGCCCATTCGGCATATACGGCAAGTACACCCATGAAATACTGATGGTAGGTAGCCTTGCTTGCCAGCGATGCGAGCACTTCCGAGGTATCAACAAAGAAGATGGTATCGTATCTTGTGGAATCGAATAGTTTTAAGAGTGCAGCCTATCTGCATTCTTCTTAATAATTAATCAAATTTTATATATGAATACAAAGAAAATCTCAATCATTCAGCGTATCAAGGAAAAATTCCTTGGCAAGCAGTTCTTTATTGCAGTTATCGCTAACAAGGGAACCAGTTCCTACTTCGTCAACTCTACCATCTACCGCTCAGAGAAGGAGGTGAAGGCTTACAAGAAGTACATCACCACAGACGAGCGTATGAAACAGAGCTTCGATTTCGTAGGCTATTATGGTTTCCGTTCTAAGTTCGACTTCCGCATTCCTCTTAGCGGAAAGCCAGTATCAGTTGAAGAGGCAAAGAAATTGGCAGAGAAGTAGTATGGGAAAATTGATAGACCTTACTGGACAGCGTTTCGGCAGATTACTCGTCTGCCGAAAATCTGATAAAGAGAACCACCAGCATGGTGCGTTCTGGATATGCAAATGTGATTGTGGCAGGGGTTGTACGGTTCTAGGTTCTGCTCTTCGTGACGGAAGAACCAAATCATGTGGCTGTTACCGCTCTGAGCGAGCATCTGCCATCATCACCAAGTATGGCAACCGCAATGGTAGACCCAAGCGGAAAGACAAAGTTAACGGATAATATCCATTTTATCACTTTTCATATTATATTTGCAACATGAAATTCAAGTATTTAATAGATAAAGTCAATGGTTTCAGACACCGCAACGATTTTGTGGTTCTGGACGGAAGAGCAAACTCGGTCACGCTCTCCAAGGGCATCTACGACCACATCATGCAGAAGGAACGTATAGACACTTCTATCTTCGTGTTCAGGTTATCTGACAGAGGTACATACGGATTCTGCATGCGTGAGGACTGGGAAGAACTTCGCAAAGCCAACACCGCCTTCTCTCAGCTTCAATTTAATCAGAAGTATAAGAAGGTAGGTTTCCGAAGTGACTACCCTTCCATCACCGCCATCCTTGATGAGTACAACCTTCCTCTCAACAGAATGGTTCGCCTTACTTGCATCCCACGCAAGTCAGCCAAAGGCGAACCTTATTACGAAATCATGCGACCAAACTTAAATTCGAGCACATGGCAACAAGACAAGAAGTAATACTCAAAGGGCTTACCCACTCTCCATCCGACTACGATTGTCAGGATGGGGAGTTGGCAACCTGCCTCAACCTCATCAACGAGGATGGGGCACTCCACCCTATTCAGCAGCCGATAATAGTAGAGAGTAGCAAGAATATCACCATACACCAATATAGTTCAATAGAACTTGTTCATAAGGTGACACACAATCAGGCTATTCACTCCCACTATATCATACGTACCTCGGACCCGAAAGATAGGGAAAGATGGGGATGGATAGAGCAGGATTCAGCAGATGATACACCTACAGAGTTCCTGCTTGGCGATGATTTCCACGTCAACTCTGTTTGCGCCATCGGAAACGTCTTATGCTTTGTTGGTATTAAAACTACCAAATATGCTATATGGAAAACTGGTTCTTATCTTATTTTCGGAAAAGATGATTTGCAGTTTGGTATTGAGATTGCCAACACTTATCATCAAGACCTTACCTTAAAGGTAGAAGCTGGAGATGATTTCTACAAATACTTTATTGTAGAGGATGGAAATCTCAATTTGTACTACAATACAAGTGCTATTGGTACGAGGAAGATGTTTACAGACCTTGATGCGATTGCCAACAAGAAACTTGCAGAACTCGGAACAGAGTATCTCAAAAGAAATGTTTTCGGTGTGGCTGCTCTTCGTCTTTACGATGGTACATACATCAATATATCAAACCCTTTCGTTCTTCCTAGTGCAGAGTCTAACGCTGTTTCTAGAAAGATAAACATATACAAAGACCCAGTAAAACCTGATGCTCCAAACGGAAAGACTATAACATCAGGTGTCGGCATCAACAAATACACCATAGAAATTAGAGAAGTTGGCAACTTGCAGCAATACGAGGATATTGTTCAGGGAGTTGATATATTCCTCACCAATGGCGAAAGTTTCTATCAGATTGATAAATCTTATAAAATAATCCGTACTGCTGATTATGGAGATATAGACTACGTGCTTTTGGATGATATGAACGCAAGAGACGTTCACGACACAATCGGCAATATGCCTTTCTATCATTCGATATTCATTCCTCTTAGTGAATTTGAACATCCGAAAGTTGTTAAGAGGCCAACGCAAGCAGAGGAAAACATTTCTCTTGCCGACCTCAACCGAATAGCATTTGGCGGCACTACTGCTATTACATACAATAACAGACTGCACATCGCTGGCATCAGCGCGAATTCAACAAGCAAGTGCAAAATTACGAAATGT